TGCTGTTTTAGCAGCCGTTTGGCTTGCCGCCGCTAAGGCTGCATTGTTGATGGCGCTTTCGGCCTGGGTAGTTGCCGTATTAGCTGCGGCATTTGCAGATGTAGCTGATTCATTGGCACTAGATGCCGAGGCTGCAGCTTCAGTTGCACTGCTTCCTGCCGCGTTCGCAGAGCTTACGGCTGAATCCCTTGCAGACTCGGCAGCGGTTTGAGCGTTAGCGGCACTGGCAGCAGCTGCGGTAGCATTACTAGTTTGAGTTGTTGCTAAACTAGCTGAATTTTCTGCCGCGGTAGCTGCAGTAGCGGCGCTTGAGGCGCTAGCAGTTGCAGAAGCCTGGGCGGCCTGGGCCGCAGTTTTGGCATCCGTTGCTAATACAGCTGCTTGAGAAGCGGTATTTGCTGAAGAAGATGCGGCCGTAGCCGATACTGATGCATTGGCAGCATATGTTTGAGCACTGCTGACAGCAGCATCCAGAGAGCTAACCTTACTATCCGCATTGTCTTCGTCCCATACCGTCACAGACTCACTATACTTAGTTCCACCAGATCCGCCCACTACCATTTTGTATTTTCCGGAAGGTTTCTTGGCAAAGACCATTTCCCCTTCACGCAGGGTAGGGTTTACGGTTGACCAATTGGCTTCAGTGTCAGTTGAAAACTGAATTCTTGCGTTTGTTTCCATTTATTTCTCTCCTTATGCAGTCCGGATCCACATATATACAGCCAGATATTTCGGTCGACTGTCCCAGGCTTTACCTTCTCCTGCGCTTTTAACTACAACTGTGTGACCGTGCCCGCCTTCCCATGAAGTCCTGCCAGACCAACTCCGGGAAGCATCAAAGTTGGCCGGTGTAATATCGTGCCATTTATTGCTTTCAACAAAATCTACGCCCTCAATATTGGAGTTTGTTCCCTCATTAGCGAAAGCACCGTAGACATCCCCATTCCATCGACCTGCGTGTGTAGGTAATGCAAGATGCCCAGTAATATTCATCGAGCCTCGGCCATGATCATGGTAGCCATTGGTTGAACACGTAACAGCATGGTCATGTTCTGGCATTTCTGCCTTAGTGTTTCTATGCGAATTACTTCCACCAGTAGCCCCTGCAGCCACTGTTTTTCCAGCACTCATAAGGAATGTCTCTTCTTTTAGTAATTTCCAAGTAGTACCTTCATATTTCTCGGCGGGATTGGTTGAATCCTTTGTAATGATAATATCCCCTACTCGGGGCGTAGCAAATGCTTTAAGGGACTTAATAAGATCAGTAAGGTCAATATTGCCTTTCTCGTCGGGTTTTATATTATTGACACTACCTGCAAAAGTATGCCGTAAATTCGCTACCAATTTGCTGTAATCTGAATCTAGTGCGTCGAATCCAGCTTGCACAATCACCTGAGCCATAGCAGCCGTCATGATGGATACTTGCTTGTAGAGTTTATTGTGCAATGCAGGGACCGCAATCCCCGGAACAACACCACTTATGCGTTGTGTGTCCGTTTGATATACGCTGTCCGTTTCAATGTCGTTAGGTGCGACTGATTCTCCGAAAACAAGGAAATTAGAATCTGACATATTTTAACCTCCTAAAATTAACCACCGGATCCGCTACTGTTGGATCCGGTGGTATCTGTTTTTGTTGGTTCAATCCAATGAGAATTGTACCCGCTGTAATTAAGCGTATTATAGTTATATGCAAAGATTGGCAGACCTTCAGTGGAAATAAAGCTCATCAGGTTGATTCGTACGCCCTCCGGCTTAGGTACTATGTACCCGTGCGCAATCAGTTCCTGCATAAGCTGGCTGTAATTTCCCAAGAGCACAATATTATAGCTCATATCCTGTAAGTCCTGGATCTGCAGTTTTTGATTGGCCGGAAACAATACATTCCACATTTCGTAAAGATCCGAAACAGATCCTTTCCATATATTTTGGATAATCTTGCATTTGATCATGGTCCGAAAAATATCATCTGTAATAAAGTGATTTGCTTCAATGTAAAGTGCTTTCCAGCCTACAATAATTTCCGCTGTTGTATCTGATTTAGCGGCTGTCGGGGTTTCAAACACATTATACTTACTAGTTGCACCAGAATCGGCCGTCATCTCCGAAAGCGTTGGACACTTAATATCGCCGTTGGCCAGGTTCGATGGTGAAAAATCCAGTGTACGGGATACCCCTACAATTGCGCCCAAGATATCTAACTGGGCATCAGCTGCAGTATCGATATCGAACTGCTCAATCATCTTCAGGATGGACATATCCAGCTTGCATCCATAATCCACCATACCACGGACCATGGCATTAAACTTATTCGCATTGCGATATTCTGAAGTCATCAGATGCCTGTAGTACTCTTTATCATTCGTCCGCATGGCTACACCTCTACTGTTATATTGTCAAATACAGGTTGTGCTACTTCATTGTAGTTGATAGCCATGTCCGCGCCAGTCATATTGTCCAATGTTCTTCCAATCTTCAATTGGGAGACTCCAAAAGTAGGCTTATACACATTAGCATTGCAGTCAGTGATAACCCCCATGAGAAGCGAGTAAGATAACGTCTGCCCTATTTCCAGAGATTTGATGTAGTTGTAGACTGCGGTTTGAATTTTAGATTTAGTCCCATCCACATAGCCAGTGTACTTCGTAACTTTTACCAGAACAAAAACAGGGACATATGTGGGCCGACTGAACCGGACCTTATTCGAATAGTCATTTACGTCGATGACTTCCACTTCAGTAGTTCCATTGGTGTAGCATCCCAGACCTTTATGATAAAGAATGCTTTCTGCAATCTGATCATCCGAACCGCCTTCTACTACACAGGTAACAGAATGCGGGGGCAGCCCGTACGGGTTGCTTTCTGCGTTGATTTCAGAAACATTAGTATCATTTTCGTAGCAAGCCACCTTTGTCACATTATCTAGGGCTATCAAGGCTCCACGTGTTCCCGCCAGCATGCTCTGCGAGGGATTTGCTACCGAAATTTGCTGTCTTTCTCTGAGTTCGGCATCCGTTTCTTCCGCAATGCCTGGGACAGCCGAAGCTTTATTGGTTACACTGACCCAGCCATAAGTAGGCGTATTGATTTGCGTAATATCTCCTGCGTTAGCTGTTTTAGCACCAGCAGTTTCACAAGTAACTGTAGTCGTTAGTGTCCCACTTGAGCCGATGATTACAGACGCAGGCAGATTCCAAATCAAACCAGACGTGTCCTTTACAGAACCATTTTTGATTTCCGTAAAGGGCGTTCCTGTGAGTATGACTTCACAAGTGCTGTAGCCAGCTGGTTTCCGCTTTAATCCATTCAGTTTCACAACCGCATCTAAAGTTGCCCCGATTGCCGTCTGCGGACTCCTGGCATTATACGCATACTGAACCGCTTGATAAGAGTCTGCGATTTTTAGCGCAAGGATTGAAAGAAACTGATAGTCGGCTGCATCATTTTCAAGATAAATATCCTGGCCATAAATCGACTTCATCAGGTTTATCATATCAGTAAGGATATCCTGGTATGTCGGCAGGTGCAGGCCGGAAGAATCAACATAGGGTGTAAAATAACTCACGCTGCGCGCACCTCCTCATTGGATACACTGAGAGCTCCAAATTTTGTTTCGACCAATGCTTGAAAAACATAGTTACGGTTTTCAAAACTAGAAGTCCAGGCAGTAATAGCCAGTACCCCTTCCGTCTCTGAAATCCTATCCCGGATAATGAGATCAACGGCCTGCTGATTTTCCGGCCGGCCAGAAGAGCCCAAGATTTTCTGCCACAGCGGCAACCCATCTTCCTGGTCTTCCCACCATTCACCGTAAAGAAGCAGCAGACGGCTCTTAATTGCCTGGGCGACAGCTTCCGCTCCAGTTATGTAGTTGGATGGGCCATTCCCAAAAGTATAGTCCCAGTCTTTGCTGAGCCTCCGGTAAATCATGCGACACCTCCCGTATTGCCACCACCGGTTTCAACGCCGGTGTGTGTATGGCCGATAAAGCTCTTTCCGTCAATCGTAGTAGATCCGCCGATAACTACAGAACTTCCCTGGATAGTGATTACTCCTCCCACGAGATTGATAGCATTGCCGGACAATTCGATATAGGCTTCTCCGTTTTCCGTCCGCAACTGTGCGGATTTCGTGCTGTAGTTGGGGATTACCCGGGGCTGGCTCCAGGGACCTGGGATAGCATACCCATCGGATAGATCATGCCTCCTGCAGTCAATTTGGTTCTGCACACCTCCAGACTGCCACCAGGCATCCATGCAGTTATCACCGAATATAACCAGACACTCATCCCCGGGGGCAATCGGCAAGGTAAGCAGATACCCGCCGGCGCGAGGAAATACGACAGGAACATCCACTAGTAAAGGTACGTCTTCCCAGGTTTCTTCACCATCATTGTATCGTTTCTCTCGGATAGCCAGCTGGACGGAGACTGTTTGTGTTGTTGAATCAAAAGATTGGATGATTCCAGGAGAAGCTACCCGGGTTTTAATCGCCCTGGATCTAGCCTTGTTCTCCTCATTCACGCTGCGAGAAGGATCCCGCTCATTCATCGGTATCACGTACTACACCCCCATACCATTATTTTTTGAACTTGCCAGCATTGCCGGCAGTGTCCCTTTCCCGTATCGAGATATTCCCTGGCAGTCCGTGTACCAGTTGGTTCCACGGGTATCTCCGGAGTGAGTCAGTGATGTCACCCGGTAAATCCATTCATCATCCAGTGGCGTTTGAGGCTGCCCAGGAGACACCTGAGCCTCATTGACTTCACTGTTCTTTAGCTTGACCAAAGTTCCCAGGTGAATGGATGGATTCAGTAGCAGTCTGAAAGACACGCCAAACTGAGTCTGCTGGGGCATTCCGATAAGCCCCGTATCCGGTGTCACTACCAGCGCTTCATTATTAGAAATATCCTGCAATCGAGTGACATGCAGATTGCCATCTTCTACATAGTAGTCTGCGGCATTCCCTCGGCAGATATCTGCGATGTAATCAGTGGGATCCCCGAAAAAGACTTTTCCCCTAGGCAGGGCTTGCATAGAAAGCCCATCTGTAATTGTTCCCGTTCCTGCGGGGATTTTCTTCTCAGAACTATCACACACGGTTTGCAATGCCTGCCGCTGATTCAGCCCTTTGTTGACTGTTTTTTTGATGAAGTTCAGGTGCAGGGGGCTGTCGCCGTCAATGGCCGTAAGACTCAGAACATAGTCCACATTGGACTCTTTAGAACGGCTGGACCAAATAATCTGCCCGTCAAAAATTTTTCCATACTGTAGCTCCACATCAACCGTTTTTGAAAAAACTGGCTGACCACTGGCGGCAGCAGCATTTGCCTGCTCGTTAGTAAGCACATTTCCATTGCTGTCTACATTCGCCTGTTCTTGGACCGTAGTAGAATAGCCCGCCTCGATAATAAGCCGATCGCCTTCATCAATCAGTTGCTTTTCAGTAGCTGCCGTCAGATTGTAGATTTTACAAGTAGCATAAAATCCATTTTTATCCCGGCTTTTATGAACTTCAAAAGTACAATGCAGCTCAGATACATTAAGTGCTTCGTTGTCATTCTTATCCGCTATGAGGATTTTCCATTTCCTAAGCCATAATTTTCCGTTCAAGAATCATCACCCCATACCAGAATGAATGTCGAGCCCAATGTGGTGTTATCGGGATGCTGCAGTTCGCTGGCTTCATTTTTCACTACATAAGCCCTGCCGATATCTAAGTATCTGAACTGACCAAGCAGATCAATGCCACAAACCAATGGCAGCATATCAATCAAAGTTTTACCAGTAGAATAATCAATGAGTTTTGCCGTCCAATAATCGCAAAGATCGTGATACCAGAGACAAAGCTTTATATGTATGTTCCGTGCCCCGCCATCCAAAGTTAACTTAAATGTCTGTTCACTAAATGGCACATTACTAAGGGGAATTTCTGACCATGCCATAGTATCACCTCAATTCATGCCTGCAGCAATTTCTCCCTGCCGCATCACAGAAGTTGGAGTCTCCTTAGGCTGGGCTTCTCCACGTTTAGCGGAACCCGCAGATGTCCAATTCCTGGCAGAAACCTTTTCAGTAGCTACGCTGGCCATAATAATCTGCTGCATATTTATATTAGCCCGCAGTCCTGTAAGTGTATTGGGCCCATCTTCTACGGTAATCCCCTGGATAACCATATTGGGATACTGGTTCATCCTGGTAAGCACCGTGATCGGCTGATGCGCCTGCATCAGCTTGACCAGCTCCCGGTAGGCTGAAACTGATTTGGTGTATGCGCTGCAGAACTGCCCGGAAACCATGGTAGCCATGGCATCACTCATGCCAATTTCCATGGAAATACTTACTGGATTATCATACATATGGTCCGAAATATTGGCACCATTCTGAACTGGATGAGAAGTAATCGTAGCAGAATGACTCGTAGTAGTAGAAAATACCGCATCAAAGAAAAGGCCTCCGATATTTGTCTTGCAATAGACCAACTCTTCCACACCTGCAATCGGCCATTGCCGTGGCCGATATCCGCCCTGCATGGTTTGCAGCAGTGCATTTGCCTGGCGGCTATCATTGATCAACGATACAGCTAAATCAGACAGTCCATTTAACGATAAATTCATTTAAACCAATACCCCCCTTCCCGCTCTCGCTGCTATGCGTTCGCTGATATTTTCAAAATTATTTCCGCCTGACTGGGCCTGTGGCTTAGATACATTAATCTGGATTGCTCCGATGGAAACTTCAGTTCCTGCCGGATTTCCTACGCTTTCTGGGGCCACCAAAGGCGTGTACCTGCCAGATGCGGCATACGAATTACTGTTTAAGAATCCAGCGCCATTTCCAATAAGACCATTTCCGGGACCACCATAGCCACCACCGACAGCCCCCTGTCCGGTTGATTGGATATAAGCATTAGTGGATCCATAGCCGGTAATACCCCCAAACCATTCCTGGGCGGTATCCAGATCAATCGTTTTAATGCCACCATCTGACTGCCGGTTGATCATCATATTTCCCCCAAGAGATATACCAACATGGGTAGGGAAAAATACTGCATCCCCTGCGTCAGGAGTATATCCCGGGCCACGCATAGCACTGCCATAGGCGGCCTGCATCGAATCAATATCGTCTACTGCAGGGAAATTTACACCTAAATTGCGGAGATAGGCAGAGGCAAAGCTGGCACACTGCACCGAAGGATCCGTATTCGTCCCATCAGGATCCATCCACTGGTATCCTTGCTGCAGACTACCGGCCAAACCAGTCACAGAACTTGCGGACAGGCTCCCGTTGTCGTCGAGGTTAGCCCCCAGGTTGCCTACTGCATTGGATGCCATGCCACCGTTAGCCCCACCACCAAAGGATTCACCGAAACGAAATCCGCCGAGAGAGCTCGACTGTACATGGACACGCGCCCGGCCTAACCCGCCAAGGCCACTGGCCAGCTGAGCCGCAGCTCCAAGAAGGGATTTCCCAGCCTCTTGAAATCTTCCCTGCGCTACAAGAGCCAGAGCTTCAATAATTTTGGCGAACACCCCTACGAAGGAAATACCCGATTTGATGCCGATGGTGATGGCCTCTCCCACGCTCTTCCAGTAGGACGTTCCCTTCGTTAAGTGAGATGGACTCTGATTCTCGTCCAACGATCGAAACAGATCGGAAAGAGACTTTTTCAGATCCCGAAAAGATTTAGTCAATTCATCAATAGTCTTTACCCAGGTATTTTCAATTTCGTTCCAGTCGATACCAGTATTTATTTCTTTTGCGATATCTCCCAGGACTCTGAAGATTGTATCCAGTACTCCGGAGATTTTCCTGAGAATCTGCTGGATAGTGCTCCCAATGGTCTTTACCGTATCATTCCGCAGGGCCTTCAGAATGGTTTCCCACATAGGTGCCAGCGTCTTGGAAGAGTTCCACCCCTTCATGTAGTAAACAAAATCCTGGATCAGCAGCATTGCTGTTCCCAGGATCATGATTAGTCGGCCAAACGGGCCTGCGATAATAGCGGCTCCGACGATGGCAAAAATGCCTGCCCACTTCTTCACATTGGCTGGAAGCTCTTCTACAAAGTCATAAACCGCACCAAGGACAGACCTTATGGCATAAAATGCGGAATAGGCTATGCCTACAACAGAAGAAAGTACATTGGCTATTTTCTTTGCGATTTCCGGCATACGCTGTCCCATTCGTTCATTAAGCCACTGGATAAACTCCTGGAAGCGTTTAATAAAAGGATCCAGGTATTTGATTAGATAATACGCCACCCATTCCCGCAGCGCCTTCATCTTGACCTGCAGACTCTGGATGTCATACCCGATTTCCCTAATCCATTTAAATTGCTGTTCTGCATCCCCAGGAGTAGCCAATTCATCCATTTCCTGCCGGAGCCGGAAAAACTGTTCCCTCAGTTCCGGGATCCATGCGATGTCTTGTTCCGATACGCCCATGGTCTTCATGGCAACCGATAACGCTTTGGCACTGTCACCGGTTATCCACATTTGAGCGCCCAGACGCTTATACTGCATTTCCGCATCAGCAGTGCTTTTGACCAGATCCGAAGTAACCTTAACGACAGCAGAAAGGCTGAGCCCTACACCGACCGGAACTGCCATTTGAGCCATTCCTTTGAGTGCGCCAACAAGGTCATTGATAGCTGTTTTAGCGGTCTCAAAAGATCCTGTATCTAAATCCGCACTTAGTCCAATTACATATTGCTCTAACGGTGTCACCCAATCACCTCCCGCTGGGCTTTGGCATTGAGGCCACGCTTGAAAGCCTCATATATCTCGTTGGGTGTGGCATTCGTCCCGGAAACATCAATTCGGATAATTCCAAAGCTGATACTGCTGCTCGAAGAACTGTTCCACTTTGGATCTGCCACTGCTGCAGCTGCGTAACTTGTAGAAGAAATTGCCGGAATGGAAAAGGCATCTGCATGCATACCGCCACCAAAGCCAGAACCTACCAGCCCCATTGTTCCACCGCTCGAATTACTGACACTGGTCATAGATGCCATGGCCTCTGATCCATTTGCCGCTCTTTCTTCTTCAACCGCAACGGACTGGTCCGCCGGACTTTCAAAGTCATGCAGCACCGTATCGGATGCTTCCCGGACGCTGTCCGTAGAAGCCAAAACCTGATAGACACTTGAATAATTTTCCTTTAATTCGTTTAACAGGAATTCGATTTGCATCCCCAGATCAGCAATGCTCCGTCCGGTAGATTTGGCATATTGGTAGAGAGCGCGCTTCCGATTTGCGGCGGTCCATTGCGCGAGGCCAAAACCAATCCCATCGTTGGCGAATTCATCTTCACTGATGGACCCATTATCTACCCCGGCTACATAGGCCGCATCGCTTACACCGCTGCTGTTTTCCGCGTTGCCGGGATCCAGGCCACTCTCTGCCTGCAAATTGCCTACAAGCCCAGCAGCTCCAGCAGGAGTCAGGCCTGCTTGAACCAGCATCCCGATAAGCTGCCCCGCCCCTGGAACTGCTGCGCCAGAACTGGAACTGCCAAAGTTGCCGCCTATACCAAAATTCCCATATTCACTCTCCAGGCTGTTATCGCCCATCGCGCTTTGAATTCCAGCAATAAAGGGGATTCCCCACCGCTGGATGCTTGCCTGACGAGAGAACTGGCTCATAGTATTAGCAGCGCCTTTGAAGTCGCCGCTAAAGACTTGAGACAGGGCTTTCGTCAGTTTTGCAAACATGCTGACGAACACCGCAAGAGTAGTCACACCGCCTTTAATAGCACCGCCCAGAACCCTCCAGAACGTCATATGCTTTTGCATACTCAGCCAACTTGTTTTTTCAGCCAACATATCAAAGAAACCTTTAGCCGCTTCATTCAAATCCCAGAAGGCCTTACCCAATTCCTCAGCGGCTTTTTGTGCTTCTTGTTTGATTGCTTCCCAGTCAATGGCTTCGTAGATTTCTTTTATAATGTCAACAGCAGTCTTCAGGATCTTTTCCAAGATATCAGCGATAACTTTCAAGATATTCGTGATGACTTCGCCTAATTTCTTTAGTGTTTCGCTGTTAAGGAATTTTAGAACTTTTTCCCACATAGGCGCCAATGTTTTGGAAGAATTCCATCCATTGGTATAGTACACAAAATCCTGTACCAGTGTAAGGATAGCAGTGATGGCAATCAGAAAATGTCCTAAGGGTCCGGAACTGATGGTGGCAAAGACCAATCCAAAAATAGCTGCCCACTTCTTGACCTTCCCAGGAAGATCCCCAACAAAATCCAGAATATCGCCAATGACCGACTTTAATAGAGAAATTGCTGAATAAGCAATACCAACTATAGTCGATAAGGCTCTTGCAATTTTACGGGCAATGGCCGGCATGTTTTGCCCTAGCTGAGCATTCAGCCACTGAATAAAGTCCTGAAGCTCCGCAATCATAGGCCCCAGGTACTTGATCAGGAAATAAGCAACCCATTCAGAAAGCAGCTTTACCCGGATCTGCAATGACTGTATATCATAGCTGATTTCCCGAATCCATTTAAACTGTGAAGTAGTATCTACCGGAGCGGCCAGTTCAGTCATCTCAGCCCGGAGCCGGAAAAACTGATTTTTCAGTTCCGGGATCCATGCGATGTCTTGTTCCGATACGCCCATGGTCTTCATAGCAACCGAAAGTGCCTTAGCACTGTCTGCAGTAACCCACATCTGAGTTCCCAAGCGTTTATACTGTATTTCCGCATCGGCGGCGCTCTTGATAATTCCAGCAGTTGCTTTCGTAATGCCTAACACACCACCGAAAAGTGCGGCCGGAACGGCCACTGATTCGACGCTGCCAATGAGTTTCCGGAGTTCCTTCACGCAGCTGATAGCCTGATTGAAAGAACCATGGTCGATTCCTGCTCCCAGCTTATACAAATACTCTTCGATAGGGGTGGTCGCCATTACTTGTTCACCTCACTACGAGCAGCTTCCTGGGCCCGCATTTTATTGATTGCATTCGTATCCAGCAGCTCATGGGCATCCAGCAGATCATCCAGATCATATGTCCCGTCGAACGTCTCATGCTGCTGCCACAGCCCCGCGGTTACTGGTGCCATTAAGAAAGCATCTAGGTTAGGATACGGAAGTGGTTCAAAACCAATCAAGCGTTCTTTTTGTCTTCCAAGATCACCGGCGGCAACCCGGCTTCTCCGAAAAAATCTCCGACATTAAAGAACAGAGCCTGCACGGTAAGACCCATGACCGTAAACACATCGTAGTTCATCTCAGGATCTACGAATTGGCCGTCCTCCCGTAATACCGGCTCTGGAAGGAGTTTTCCATCCACGTCATCCAGCTTTACGACTGTTCTTAAGATCATAGTCTGAATTTCATCAAACTCCTGTCTAGGCAAAGACGGCAAAGTTGACGCAATTTTGTTTAGCGCATCTTTGTCATTGCGCGTGGTCATCGCCGGTGCAAGAACCGCAGCTGCCTTCACTGCCAAATAAGATGCAGACCGGGCGTCCAGCTTGCCCAGTCTGTATTTCACTCCTTTGATTTCCGTAATTTTTGTTTTCGGTTTTGGAGCTTGCATATTTCTACCTCCTAGTTATACTTACACAGCATAGTTAGTAATGTCAGCACACATCAGTGTCCAGGTTACACGCTGCCCCTGGGACTGGTAAGGTACATCTGACTCTTTCTGGGGGCTTACACCAGAGCACACATGGGAACCGCCTGTACTGGTATTTTTCAGTAGCATGGTAGTCGTTGCCCAATGTTTCGTATTTGCTGCCCAATGTGCATTGAACCAGTTCAGCAGCCAAAAGTGCAACGGGCTGGTCTGCTGAACTTCAATCGTCACCGATCCGTTATCCCCAGCTACTTTAGATACCATAATGGACCCGTCTGCAGCCACATCATGTGCACTGCGCTCGGTCGCTTTGGATACAGTTACAGAGCCAGCCCCTTCACCAGTAAAAATATAGTCGCCTACCAAGTCACTGTGGATGGAACCCACAAGATCGGTAAAGCTGTAAGTTGTCGTTGCCATTTATCGTTCCTCCTTACCGGTTAACATAGACTTCAATCGTCACAAATTCGATAGCCCCGGCCAGCTTGACAGATACGTAGATAGGAGGCGACTTGCGTGCATCCCTATCAGCCTGAGATTGATTGTCCACATTCTCAGCCTGTACCAAATACCCATTAGTCAGATATGTTCCGTCTTCCAAATTCAGCACAGGCCCCCCGTTCCATTTGCCAGGGGCAATAAAACCGGTGCTGACATACTTATTGCAGGCCGTATTGATGACATTCACGATAGATGCTACACCCGCATTTGTCTGGGGAATTTTCCGGTTATTGGCCAGTAAGTCCATGACGTTCAACTTGATATCGTTCTTCAACATATCCAAGTTCAGGATTTCATCAAATGCAGTTCCGTTGGACATACGGCCGTACTGCAGCAGATTATAATCTTCATCCCGCGTAACATACACATTTCCATTTGCACCAGTAGAAGTGCGGCCACCCGCAATTTGTTCAACCTGGTTTTCCGTCAGGCTGTCCGTAGTTACCCCAGGCAGAGTTTTATAAGCTAGAGTGAATGCGGAATTGCTTGTACTGCGGTTGGCCCCCATGGCATACCCTGCGGTTGCAGCTACAGCATCCGGAGTATCGATTTGACCGCAATACTGGCCAAAGGTACGCTGGTACGCTTTTTGCTTCATGGCGTAGAAAATTGCGTCCTTGCCGGATGTATCAGAAGCCGGTGATACGCTGGAGTCAGACGTTGTGTAAAACAGAATCGTATCCGGCGTAGCCGTTTCTACCCAGGCCGCAATGGCCATCAAATCATCATAAGCCGCCCCCAGCGGAACCAGGATATACCACTCGCTATTCGCAGCTCTGCATGCTTGTGCGGCTGCCAAAAGGCTTTTATCATTAGATGTTTTAACGCCCACGGCCAGTTTAGTCGGTTTAATGGTAGCCGAAAAATAAAGCAGCGCAGCCTTGTATTCGGCGCTATCCGTAGTAAACCCGTCAGCCAGAAGGGCATCCACTGAAGTATAGGTTCTCACCCTTTCATTTTCCGGGATTACTGAACTGGTCCCGAGGATCAGGGCAACGTTGAACCCGCGTCTTGCAGCAGCTCTTGCTGCCAGGCTGACGGAAATATCCACAATAGGATTCAAAGTTAATTTATTAGCCATGCTATATTCCTTTCATTCATGATTTTTTAATTGTAAGATCCCCGAGTTGAGTAATCGTACCCGCAGATCCACCAGGTGAAGTTTTATCAATATTGATATGAACATCAACGGTATTAATGGCGCGCACATCTTCATCGAATTCAACGGTTGTATTAAATCGCATTTGAAGATCAGCCCGGCTCCACCATGTTTCCTGAAAAATTTCTGGGGCATAGGTAACTGCATTCCCGCTGGGCACTACATTGATTCCTGCCAATCGCAGCTGGGCGGGGTTGTCTAGGAGCTTGTGCCGGAGAGTTACCAGGTTGTCATACCCGTTCGGTCCATAGGCCACAAAGGATATTTGCAATACCCGATTGGCTTTATGATGCCGTACTAAGTCACTCCCGGACACCTCCCAGGTTTCGTCAACTGTTTGTGTCGATTCATCCTCAACGTCACCAAACAGGATAAACACCACATCATCATTGACGCCCCAGTCGGGCTGCCCTTTTGCCGGATAAGCAAATCGTACAGGAGGCTTCTTTGCTCCGTAATTCTTATCGGGATCATAACCCAAGGCAGCCATTACCATATCCCAGAAGATTTCTTCTATTTCAGCACGTTTCAGCATTAGCTTTCACCTCCGGAAATACGAATACAAATAGCCCGATAGAACCCATATTTCTGATCAGGATCCACACTGACTACTTTATAGGTATCCCCTTCCCAGGTTATTGTGTCGGAAAAATTGGTGCCTCCGTTTTGCCCAGTAATATATAGTGGAATCGTAGTGAGGACTCGGATCCCGCCGCCCTGCCGGTCTCCTTCCGGAGCTGCAGCCAGATCCCGGGCTTTCGCTTTAGTAATAATGCCCGTAGTAGTGAGAACCTGCTTTTCACCAGCAGTAAATCTGCCCTTCACCCAAGTACCGCTTTGCCGATTAATGACAACCGGCTGAGAGAGCATCGGGGAGACAATTACCGAAGATAGATTGATCATGGCTTATTCCTCCCTCACTACATAGATAATGCTGTTTCTCAAATTACCAGAATCAATTAGCGGCCTTTCGCTACCTTTCACTTTGATTGTACGCGGCGCATTTTTTGGCCAACCGTTCCGGGCATCATAGAACCAATCTCGGCAAGCATTTTGCGCTTTCATTCCAGTCCAGTCAATAGCAGTTTTGAGCGCAGCCTCATTACCATCAGCAGCCGCCTTATATATCCGCTGGAAGCCTTTTCCTATTTCTTTCCGATGGGCTTTTAGCGCCGGTCCAATAACTGGTCTGGGAGGGACCGCATATAGAGCGGACCCATTTGAATGGAGGTACATTTGGTAGGCTTCGGAATAGGTACTGCCTGATTTCATCATCTTGTCCATAGCTTTTCGCATGGCAACTTTTCTACTGCCATGCGTGTGGACGTACAGCAATTCAGCATTCGTTATTTCTGATTCGCCACCGTTCCGCTTCATGGCAGTAGATTTAGGAACCCCTACATAAAGGGCCCGTTTCTCCATGCCACCTAGCCGCTTCAGTAACCCTTCGATTCCGCCATTTACTTCATTGTGTGTCACTTTCGCCTTTACTTTTCCAGCATTTACCATACATACATCCCACCTTTGCCAGCCATTTTGGCTAAGGTAGCAAACTGTACACCATAGGCGGTCAATTTGAAACCTGCCCAGCCGGAAAGGTCGCTGGTAATGGATCCGATTTCCCTGGAGTAGGAGACGCCGTCAGCGCTTTCACCGGAAAGCAGCCCTGCATTCGTTGCCGCTGCCAAAACAGAGCTTGCATCACTGCCAGCATCTGTCTGAGCCTGCAGATGCAGCACACAGAAATGAGCCGTAAATAGCCCAATAGCCGTGTGCCACATAGCCCCATACCTGTGTTGATTCACGCAGGAATTCGCCATTACCACATACTGAGAAATGACTGCATCAGGGATCAGGCCCTTAAACTGTGGATACAGTGCCTGGAAGTCATCAACTGTGTAGGAAGAGCTGCTTTCCGACTTCACGTTTGAAGCCTGGGCCAGTATGCCGTTAATAAACATACCGCATTCCTCCTTAATTGAATCTTATTTGGCAGCAGCCTTAGCCGTATCTGTGCCGGCAGCAGCTTTTGCGGGTTCTGCAGCCGTTTCCGTCTTAGCAGCAGCTTTTGCTTCTTCTTTGGTAACAGCCTGTACAGCTGCTTTTTCAGTAGAATCAGCCGCTAAAATAATATCTCCATCGGCTGCCGCCAATTTGAAAAAAATATTATCGGCACACCAGTCCGGGGCTTTTTCCATGATCATCCCACCTTTGGTGGTAAAAGTTTCATTATTTGCATTGCGAAACTGGAAGCGCTTTTTGCTCAAAATAAACATTTTTTCCTCCTAACAAAATTGGAGCCACCGTTTTGGCAGCTCCATTGCTTCTTGGTTAGATTCCGTCGATGTAGCGGACCGGCTGGTAATAATTAAATTTAACCTGGCCGATCTGCGCAGCATACAGCGTCAAATAAGCACCGCGTTCCACAGAAGGCTGAGTCATGGCCCGGGTGATGGGGACAGTGATATCGAAGTTCACTTTATCTTCGTCGTTCACATATACCATCATACGATCCGTCTTACCGGTCCCGGCGGCCTTGCACCAGCGGCAGGGTTCAATGTGAATATTGACGCCCTGGTTCTTGGCGATATTGTTCTGCATGAGGTATTCCAGAATAGAGATGTTGCCAGCATCAGACACTTTCTGAGATACCAGATACGCATACTGTTTAGGCGGAATCAGGATATGGTCAGGCATACCGTCCATATCGTATTCTGCTTCAGCCCACGCGGCCACCAGTGCATCATTGATGTCGTGCAGGATTTCATCCGGAGTTTTGGTGGTCCAGGTTGCAGTCCCTGCAGCGCCGTTGGCTGCAGACGAGGCTACTACGTTGGCATCATTCAAAAGACCCGTAGTCCCAAACTTAGTCATACCCTGGTACACATTCTGGTCCAGGGTCTTGTTGTAGTTCAGCCGGATACCTTTATCCAACAGATCATCCAGAGAGCGACCAATCTGCTGCAGTTTGGCCTGATCCACGAAAGGAATCTGCATGGCATGCATCCAGGTGAATACCCGGAACAGATTTTTGTTGGTGTTGACCTGCATCACAGGAATAGCCGTCGTACCAGTACCCACGATAGACTGATCATTGGGACCAGTGGTTCCATAATCCATGTCAAAGGTGCTGGTGAAGTCCACCCATCCGCCGCCAGTACGGGCCACAATATCCCGCTGCCAGGTTACAGAAGACAGTGGCTCTCTGATTTTAGGATCTGTTTTTTCCAGTTCACCCATCAGGTAGGCCATACCGGAAGCAACTGCATCATTTGCGCCTCCGTAGAATGCCTGCCGGCCTCCATGCTGCATAGCATAGGCAGCACTGCCTGCCAGGCTTCCACTAGGAGTATAAAACTGTGCGTTTTCGTTCATCGAATTTTCCTCCTCAATTATGCATTCAGCCGAGTCAGAATGGTGATTTCTGCAACACCGTTCGCATCGACATATCCATTAGTCCACTGTACATTCGTCAGAAGCACCGTATTGGTGCTATCAGCTGCAGCTTCGAACCCGCCAACTACGCCGGCCGGGATTCCGGAGTTAGCCTTGATTCGTACATATACGGGGCCCCCCGCAGTAGGCGTGCCATGGTTGCAAGTCACAACCACCGCCCCACGGTTGATGGCATTGACCAGTTCCTTTGCGTGATATGCGGTTGCAGTCTGATCATCGTATGCAGTAGCCTGTTTAACAACTCTCAGCGCCACGCCGCCAAATTTAGCCGCCGTAAAATCCGCGCCTACGGGGCTGTAGGTATTATCCCCATTGGCACACAAAGCTACGCCAAAAGGAACATCGGCAGATCCTTCTTTCAACTGCCGGCTGGTTACGATATCATCCGGGGTTCTCGCATAGGTGCCAGGGAACCCATAATTCATAGAAATACCAATTGCTTTTCCGCTCATTCTTTCTGCCTCCTGTTAGTGTTTCATATAATGGGGATTATACTTGTCTCGGATCTTGCGCCCCAACGCCCTGTCATCTTCAGCTGCATCCTGGGCACTAGCATGACCATTTTTCTTAGCCTGTGCCAGAGTCCCGTAGCCATAGTCGCTGGCATTGCCACGAACCAAATAGGCTAAGGAATCCGCCACTTTTTTGCGTTTTTCCTGCGGCAGGTCTGCAATAATCGGTTTAATACCCCGGATTACTTCCAATGCCGCATCCCTGGCCTGCTTACTGCCTTCATTGCAGTCCCCAGAGATAACACCAGGTTCACCCTCATCTTCGGTCTTTTTCGGAGCTTCACCGACCTGCCCGGCCGGAACCTGGACATTTCCCTCATCGGAAGGATTGGCCGGCTGTTCTTTCTGCAGCTCGTTTTCCAGTGCATCCAGCACATCTGGTTCTTTCTGAGCAGCAGGTTCGCCTTCATCCTGAGCTTCCGGTGCTGCTGCGCTGGCCCGCATCATCTTGCCCAACTCTGCAACCGCATTCTCCAGACGATCCAGCCGTTCATTAATGTCTGCCCCGCCGGTCAGCCCCTCATCCTTTGTAGTGGACTCTTCTTTTTTCTCGTTTTCGGGGTTCAGCTTAGATGCCTGTTCCAGATCCTCTGGGGTAGTATCTTCATCCCGTGCGAAACTTTTCAGCATCCGGCCAAACAGTCCTTGTTTCTTTTCCATCTTTTTTCCTCCATTTTTTTTAGAATCTCGAATCGATACTTTATGCCCAGCGCGTCCCTGGCTTACGACCGCGACATGGTTTCCCCGGATTTCCTTTTGGATGTATCCCTGATCTCCGCTGGGAACCCACAAGCAGTTATACCCACAGGAAATATCACGCTTGCCATTTTTGATTGCTTGGATTAGCTGCTTATCATAAATAATCAAATCAGCCACCATGCATTCACTAAGCGCCCCATCGCCCCGCCGTACATCCCTGCATACCCCTTTGGTATAGCGGGCATAATTATCCGCCGTCACATCTTCGCTAGGGTGCTCATTTACCACTGGTTTCCCTTCAAAGGAGGCCAGGGCAGCCACGCTGAACACTTCGGACTCAGGTCGCTCCACGTGATAAATCTGCTGGGCGTTGGGGGCACCAAACTCAATGCCCCTGTAATCCTGTACTCCAGTCCGCGCGATAGGGACCGCCTTGCAGATCAAATATCCTTCAGGCGTCTCGATCATATGATCAGAGATCTTACTGCCGTAAAAAGCTCTCAAATAGCACCACCTCCTGTTATTTTCTTGAAGTTAGTCAGAGTCATGCTTGTAATCCGCCCATTGAGATAAACCTTGTGTGGCCATTTCACTTCATCATAATCCAGCAAAGGCTGTGCGTAACATCGACAGTTCGGGAAATCGCCAGCATGGTAAGCTCCATAATCTTTCATGCCAATCAGCTTTTCGGGGCTGGGCGGATCGTTCCAGCTGACTAATACGCCTTCCATGTGCTCGTGAGAACTGCGCACTCTAGCATCATCACTGGTCCTCCACACATACCACTCAGCCCCTATGCGCTGTGCTCGTACCCGGGTTAATGTTGTAGCAGCTTTGGCCGTCTCAGTCCTTGCAATCAATCTGGCACGTGCCTCTGTTAGGTCTGAAAAGCGATTTAGGATATCTATTTTTAGGTCTTCCGGCCGCATACCGGCTTCATAACCCTCGGCCATAGCTTTAGAAAGGGCCTTCGTTGCATCTATCGGGACAGACTTGATTAGTGCTGCATTCCGGTCTATGATTTCCCGGAATGCGTTTGTTTTGTTCAAATCCTTCACAAGCGCATAGTAGATTTCGTTTCCCTTTGACCCGGCAGCAGCAGCTTCCTTCCAAGTCCTGTAACCGTCCTGCATAATCTGCGTGGCCATGGCCGTGGCTGCCATCTGTGCAGCAGCGTCCATGGTAGGGGATCGTGCCAGTTCCCGCAGCATCGTGAAAGCCTGGGTAGGAGTAGAAGCCGTTTCCAGCTTCCGCCGCATCCGCTTCACAATGCCTTTGATAGTAGCCTGGTAACGTTTTTCTATAACGCGTCTAGGCTTGAATTTTTCCTTGTTCATAACACATCTCCACTTTGACTTTTTAACGAAAAAATGTTATATTGTGGGTACCAAGAATAGCTAATTGACAACAGAAAGTCGCCTATGCTGTTAAAGAATGATGAGGACCGGGTTTCGGCCCCGGAGGGCGTTCATCCAATTAGCTATTCTTATTTTTTTCGCCTGCTTTTGTATGCAGTAAGAACAAAAGTAAAATCATTTCCCCGTAAAGTGGGACTGATAACTGCTACTTCGCCATCTTTAAATATTTCAAAAGTACCTTGTCCATTCTTGGATTGGCCTACTGTTCCGTGCGTGATAACGTCACCAAGGTTATAAAGCAGGGATTTTATCTTTTCATCTGTAAATCCTTGTTGTTTCCTTCGCTTTATAATATGGCATAATCCGCACCCGTCATCTCCGTAGATCAACGCAATATCTCCAAATGCTTCATTATGAAAAGCGTCTTTGATGTAGCCTCTCTTTTCTTGACGTAATTTGTCGACTGCTTCATTTCCTTTGTAACCTTTGAATTCTTCACCTAGCAAATTAGTGATATCTTCTGGGTCCCGTTCAGGCACTGGCTCAACGTCAGTGTCTTTTTCATTGCTGCCAGATTCACTGTGCTCAAACCGCCCATTTTCGGCTCTTGGATGCTTGTCTTCCTCCCAGTTCTCGTCGCTGTCTCTTCCTGGCTGCGGCAAACCTAGCAGGCCCCCTAGCTCGCCTTCGTCTTCCAGATCTTCAGATGCCCTCATAATATCGGCTTCTGTTATATTCGTCCACACGCCGGTCCGTTCAGCCTGTTGCTTCAGCTCTTTAAGGGCGGTTCGTTTAGATACTAAACCTGCATTAAGTGCAGCCACTACATTTTCGGTCCCGGATTTGGCCAGCTCGGCCCGTTCCTTGTCATTTGGCTCCGATACAGGGTCAAAGTCGTAGTCAAGGTCATCCGGCACTGCCCCGAACGCACTCATGCACACCACCGGCAGCAGCTTGTCCAGAATCGGCCGGAGCTTGGACTCTTGTTCTTCACCGATCATGTCGTAGTAGTTCTGCAGATCCGACTCACCGGTAGCATTCATGCCGGCGGGGCTGCGGCCAAACAGTTTTGTAACTGGGATCCGCGCGGCTCCGGCTACATCCATCATAAACTGGGAATACACTTCAGCAAGTCCGCCAAATGTGTACTGGTGGGTTTCCATGCTGTCCTGGCTGTCCATGATCTGCAGCCCCATGTTGCTCATGAGCCAGTTCTGAGACTGAATGGTACGGTACAATTCCGCTTTGGACTCTTCATCTACCGCGCTGAGCAGCTGCCCCATATCGCTCATCTTGAATACCCGGAGATTGGCCACAAACGTCAGCTGCGCGATGTTCCAGGAAACATTATCCCGCTTTTTCAAGTCGTCAAAGACGGCCTCTATAACGGAAGATCCCCATTGGTTTTCTGCAATGCTTTCCCAGTAAGGCAGATTGTCACCGATAAACCGCAGCACCCGGCTGTGGTGAACATTGCAAACCGCCCCACTTGCAGGATCTGAAATCTGGTAATACTTAGGCAGACCGTACTCCGGATCACCGATATCGTTAATCAACTCACCAGAAGGGCTTACCCCGTTCCAGCGGTCAAAATTCAGGATTCCGCAGAAATCACCCGGAAGGATCCGTTCCAGATCCAGGGGCTGATCCAGCATATCGCCCTGGCCCTTGATCATGAGAACACCGATGGCCCCTCCAAAGAGGCGCCCCCACTCCATCCCTTCTTTCAAAGAATTAATTACGCGGGTTTGCCGGAGTGCCCTTTCAAACCGCTTCATCGTTGCCGGAGCCACTTCGGTGCTTAACGTAATCCAGTTTTTCAACATATCCGAGGGAATCGTGTCCACAATGCGGCGGACAATCCACTGTTCCCGGTACAGCGTATTCAGCAACGCATAGTTCCGCGTAATTCGCTGCGGGATGTACTCGGTCGCTTCCAACAGATTAGGGGCCCCTACGCCCAGCCTGGCCAGCGCATTAGAAAAGCCATCCAGGGCTTTCCCCCGGATGGCTCTAGTTTGTCTTTTTTTCTTGTATCTAGGCATTTGCCAGCCTCCTTGGCCTTACAATCGTCATAACCCCATACCGCAGGGCATCCACCGTATGGTCCCTTGCTTTTATAGGCCGTTCCCTTCCGCCATTCTGGATGGCTTTCTCATCCCAGCAGTAGGATGTCATTTCTTGAATCAGCATAGGGCAACCTTCCTTGCAAATCCTTATCTTACGCCGGGTCAGCATCTTGTTGACTGCCCGGATTCCTTCCAGTACTTTGTTGTCTGCATTAATGGTTTCTACAGTTTCTTTGGCGCGAAAGCCTCGGTTCTTCATCTCAATCTTGAAAGACTCAGCTGACGGGTCAATGATCACCGCAGTTACCGGCTGATCGATTGCTTTAATAAAATCCATCAAATCATCGCCATACTGGCTGTTATCTTTTTCGTGATTTCCTGCAGCCCTGCTGTCCCAGTAATATTCCCTTGTGATCCACAACACATCGCCATCATCCCATATGTCAAGGAAAGCCATAGGGTTGACTGTCCCATAGTCGATTGCGATGTATCTGCGGTACAGGCGTGGGTTCAGGTAGATCAGGTCCAGTTGTTCTTTGCCAAAGTAGAGTTCTTCGCTCCAGGCGTCTTTGTAAACAGCCCCTTGGGCCATTACCCACAGCCCCTGGATAAAACGCTGGTAGAAAACCCCGCTGTATGTAGTCTTGTACCGCTCCCGTACCGAATCGCTAAGCGATGGATTGTCATCCATTGTAAAATGCAGATGTAGCAGCTTCTTTTCGGCCTGCTTCTTTATCCAGTTATTCAGAAACCAATGCATGGGGCTTTCGGGGTTGCAGTTGAACCACATTTTCGCACCGGCTACGCTGCAGCGGCCGGTCGCCTGGTTGACGAATGATTCTGGCATCAAGGCAACCTCGTCACAGTAAAGCCCTGCCAACGTTAAACCCTGGATCAGGTCCTGGGAAGACTCATCTCTTCCGCCGAAAATGTAAAAATAATTGGTACGTATCCCATCGCTAACTATAATAGTGTTCGATGTCCGGCTTTCTTTCACTTCCCACTTTCTTGCATAAATGACCGGCCGGAGCCAGTTCCACACGTTCCGTCTAAAAGCCCCTACTGTTTTCCCGCACATGGCAAAATTCTGATGATCATATGACGCCATTGCCCACAGGATGAAAGATACAGCCATTGCCACAGTTTTTCCAGCTCGAATGGATCCATCAGCAATGATTCCATTGTAGTTGCTATACGGAGACTCAGGCATCCACCAGGTGAAAACCTGCAGCTGTTTTTTAGAAAACTCCTGAAAACGTATTACCGGTTCAATCAGGTTGATCATCCTCATCCCACGCTTTCTTGGCTGCTCCACTCAAAGCCGCAGTCAGCCCGTCATCTGCAAGCTGCATTTCAAGCTGTTCATTCTTATCGCGATCCGACTGGCCCAGATAATTTTTCCCGAGAAAGATGGCCATGGCTGCAGACTTCTGCGCTAACTGCCACTGGGCCCTTCTAAGGGATATTTTCCCTATTCCGCGTTTTACCTTAAAAACTTCGGAAAAACTCAGCTTGTAAGTTCTCTTGCACCATTTCGCTAGCGTTTTATCGGTCACCCCAAAGAAAGCACATACTTCCTGTTCAGTACATTGCAGCCCGCAGAGGCGCTCAAAATCTTTCTGATCAATCACAGCCATCGGGCGCCCTGTTTTCCGCATCTCATCACATCCTTGCATTAAAAAAGCACAGCCATTAATAGACTGTGCTTACTTTATCCCCTTTTCAAATTTTCTTTTGCATTTGTAGGAACAAAAAATATAATTCCGTCCCCGATAATTGGTTTTCCATGGCCATGGAGTGCCAAATGGTAGGTAAAACTTTTCCCCACACTTTTTGCAAACCTTAAAATTTCCCAATACCGGCATGTCTTTCATAAACGCTTCCAATCTCTTCGTGTTTCAAAGCGAAGCATAAATTATAATTGCTTCATTTTAACACAAATTCTTTATTTAAAGTCGAATAATCTCGAATTTAAGAAAATATAGAAACATTTACATTTGAAAACACATATAGGAGGTAGCTATGTTGTGAACCCAGACAACAAAATTCAACCTTATTTCCATTTTATTAATTGACTAACAGCTTAAGTTGAGGTATATTATAGTTGACTTATGTTTGGTTCACAGAACAGGCTAAATGACTTCGCGAATCATTTGGCTAAGGACAATTTTTACTTCAATGTCCAGCTGTCCCCGGAAAAAGGCCCTAGATTTATCTGGGGTCTTTTTTCGTATTTACTATATATGCTATAATATATTCGCGCGGGGCGCCCCGCCTCAATTCTTTACGAAAAGAGGTGGCAGCTGTGAACAAAAGACATAAGTCTAACGTCATCTTCAGGACTTGGCGCAAAGATCCCCGTACTGGGAAAATCTTATACGCCCGTAGCTACGGCTTGCGGGCTTGGCCCATCCCTGTTGATGAATTAAAAGATGACTCACAGTCTCGTGCAACTAAGTCTGAATAGGATCGCAACCTGTTCAGCAGACCCTCCTTGCTAATGTAAGGTGGGTCTTTTATTTTGGCGTGAGAAAAATACATTCTCTCTCATTGGCTGCCCCCGTTTCCCACCTCTGCAATAGCCATAAAAAACAACGAACACATCCAACTTTTCGGCCACGAAAAAAAGCCCCCATTAGGGTGCCTTTTTCCGTACTGCCATATCTTAGAAAGGAGGTTCCGCAATCGGTTCGGGTATGCCCTTTTCCCTTACCTTTTGCAGTCTACACTATATCACGTCAAGATAGGGAATTTCTAGGAACTCTTTGAATTGAATCTCAAACTGCTGCAGTGCTTTCCCATGAATCTTGATTATATTGCGGTAAGTGTAGTTCATGTCCACTGCAATCTGCTCCCACCGCTTGTTGTTTAGATACCGTTCTGTCAGCACTGCCCGGAAACGGCCATCTTCCAACTGCATGATTTGATCCCTAGCTTCCTTTCGCAAATCCAGAAGCTGATCCCATTCCTTATTGATTACAATCTGCATATCCCGGATCCGCGCCACCTTGTCGGCCATGGATACCGGTATCCCCCCATCAATCCGTTCCCGGCTGGTGTCCACGGACCGAATAGCATAAAGATCTGACTCCAGCTGCTGCAGTTCCTGTTCCTTAACCCGGAGCCCAGCTGAAATAAAACGGATTCGGTTCAAATATTCTTTTGCGGTCATTAGCGCCTCCTATTTCTGACTGCTAGCTTCAATCTTACGCAGCATGGTCAGGCATTCGATGGCTTTGTCCAGATCCTGCAGCCCGTTCTTTCTGGGGTAACGGTAGATGTATTTAACCGTACATCCAATCAAATATGCCCGTACACCATCTGACCCCTGGCACAGCTCCTTGGCTATATCAATGCATTCCATACCACCTCGCCAAGTGTAATGGTTCGGCCGGTGGATCATATCGTTTTCTGGTTCCATTTTCCATTCTCCTCTATTACGCTCAAATTTTCGTTTTAAAGCATTTTGTCTTTCAGGGTATGTAGTTATACCCCCATCAGCACAAAACGCCAAATAGCCAGGATTCCGCCGATGTACATGGCTAATCCAGTTAAGACTCCAACTGCAATCAATACTTTTATGAAAATTTTCATTCTTGTCGTTTCCATTTCTTGATCCTCGCTTTCAAACTTTCCAGGACATAATCTTGGGCCTTGTCCTTCCAATCCAATGCGTCCACCAGGTCATCATCCCGAGTTCCCCGGCAAACCAACTGATGGATAATGACAGGTTCCTGCTGCCCCTGCCGATGCAGCCGCTTGTTGGCCTGTTGGTATAGTTCCAAAGACCAATTGAGGCCAAACCAGATGATGTGATGCCCGCCATTCTGAAGATTGAGTCCATAGGCGGTGCTGGCGGGATGGGCCAGAAGGACATCAATTTTGCCGCTATTCCAGTCTTTTTCCTCTTCTGCGCCCTGGAATACCCGTACCCGCAGTTTCGATGTTTTAAGGGCATCCTGGATGCGCGAAAGATCATGCTTGAAATTGTAGAACACCAAGGCATGCTGCCCGTTCAGTTTCTCAAGCAACTCCAGGAACGCTTCCAGCTTACAGTTATGGACTTCATGGACGCCATGTTCATCATCGTACACCGCTCCGTTGGCCAACTGCTGCAGCTTGTTTGACAGTCCTGCCGCGCTGGCCACGTCGATATCCCCATCAGGCAGCGCCAGGACCATATCACGTTCCAGTTGGTTATAGGCTTTCTTAGCTTTCGCGTCTAATTCAACCGGGATATCATCTATGATACAGTCGGGCAACTGCAGATAATCCGATGCTTTCATGCTGATGCAAATATCGGAGATCCGGCCCATGATAGACTGCTGGGCGCCGTCCTTGGGATCGTAGGAGTAAATCACTTCCCGCGTCCGCTTCCCCGGGTCAAAGAATCTATCGCGGAAATGGGTGTAATACTTCCCCAGACGCGCCCCACCATCCAGAAGATACAGCTGGCTCCACAGGTCCATCAGGCTGTTAGGAGATGGCGTACCCGTCAGTTCCACAATCCGGCGGATATGCGGCCTGATGGAAGCCAAGGCTTTGAACCGTTTGGCCCGGTGGGACTTGAAACTGGAAGATTCATCCACGACTACCATGTCAAAGGGCCAGTCATTTTTATAGTAATCCACCAGCCAATCCACATTCTCACGGTTGATCACGTAAATATCGGCTGGCCGGTAAAGCTCCTTGATCCGATTCTTCGCGCTGCCCAGGACTGTAGCAAATCGGAGATTCCGGAGGAAGTCCCACTTGGAAGCCTCCTGCTGCCAAGTCGCTTCAGCTACCTTCTTCGGGGCAATCACCAAAACTTTGTTAACGGCAAATCTCCCGTACTTTAGCTCCATAATGGCGGACAGGGTGATCACTGTCTTACCGAGGCCCATGTCAAGGAACAACCCGATTGCCTGGTCTTTTACCACCCGATCAATACAATACCGTTGATAGGGATGCGGGGTAAATATCACGCTGCATCATCTCCTCCCGAATGATCCTCCATCAGATAGTCCACGACACCCTTCAGGCCATACAGCACCCGGGTGTAGCATCCCCGCTTCAGAAGCCGGCAGATCTGCACCGACTGCAGCTTGCTCAATCGTCCGTTATCGGTCTTCAGTTCGATGAACTCAACTTTGCCGCCTGGCCACACCACGATTCTGTCCGGCACACCGACATTGCCAGGACTCACCCACTTATAGGCTTTACCACCCTGAGCTTTCACCCCGTTCACTAAATGACGTTCAACATCTCGTTCCAGCATATTGGTTCTACCTCCTTTGCATATTTATTTAGTTTGGTGGATATTTATGCTTTAAAAAATTTTGCCCAAGAAAAACCTTAAATCCAACTGATTCAACTGGAATTCAACTGTTTTCAACTGGTTATTTCAGTTGATTCAGTCGGTTTTAATATATTTCTTAGATATAAGGTTCACAGGTTCACGTTTAACTAAAACCTTCGGTTTAATACGGTTTTTCGCGTGAACTTTCTACGTGAATTTTCTAATTTTAGGTTCACAGCCTTTTATGGGGTGTGAACTTTCGAAAGTTCACGCTTAACACGATTTTTTATACGTTTCGTTCAAAGCCTTTTTGCGTTCCGGCATAACCATATCTTCTAGTTCTTTGGTTTCTCCGCCATCCCGGAGTATTCACCAGCACCTGGTTGATTTCGTTGGCATCGCTCCGCCGCATATGCTTGGGATCGCCCATGAAGAGTTCACACCAGACTTCTGCTGCACACACCTTCTCTCGGGGAACAAGATCTCCCGTTCCCGCCATCCCACCATTCCAGAAGATCCGCCGCGCCGATAGGCTCAGGCTGGTATAATTAGGCGGCACCGGCTTTTCGATCCAGTCCCTGATCATCCCTTCCCGGATGCTGTTCTCCCGGTGGGCTTCCTGGGCTTCCCGGGTAGCCGCATCCAGTTCCGGGGTATCCATGAAGAGTTGTTCCCCTTCTGCATACCGTACAACAGCTTCGGCCCATAGTTGATCCACTTCTTCGGGAAGCTGGACCCAGATATTTTTAACCGGCTTATGCAGGCCCACATCGACGGGCCAGAAGCGGCGGTTTCCAGTCGGGTCTTTCAGGAAGTCATGGTTATTGCAAGTCCCGAAAAATACACCCTTCCGAGGGAACCGGACGGCGTGCTTGCCGTAGGGCTGCCGGTACACATCATCGCACCTGGACAGGAACTGCTTGACGATATCCATTTCGGACCGGTTGTACCCGGACATTTCGCCGATTTCGTTGATCCAGATGCCCTGGATCATTTCGCTGGCCTCTTTTCCGTTGAAGTTCTGCAGGCTGTCGCTGTACCAGTTCTTCCCAATCGTCTTCAGGAAAGTCGTCTTACCGATCCCCTGGGGCCCGTTGAATACGGGTACATAGTCGTACTTGCAGCCAGGGCGCATCACCCGGGCTACGGCCGCGGTAAAGCTCTTGCGGGCCACCGCACGGGTATACGGTGTATCTTCGGCCGCCAGGTAATCGATGAACACGCTATCGAGCCTTTCCGTGCCATCCCAAACCAGGGCTTCCAGATAATCCTTGACCTCGTTGTATTTCTGCTGGTTGCTCACCAACATGACGGCTGCCAGGGCTTTATCCCTGCCGGTGATATCGTACCGGTACTCCAGCCACCATAGGAGACCTGCATCATCAGTATCCGTCCAAAGGCGTTTATCCGGGCAGGCATTCCAGGGCAGTTCCCCCAGGGCCATACCTTGATTACTGAAATCGTCGATGGCGATTTTCCCTTTAAGCAGCGGGTCGAACCGGAGGATCCGCAGGATGTTGTCCATTGTCTTCTTCGGGTTACCGGTATCCGGGTTATAGTCCAACTTGGCTTCCCGCATCCAATCCACATTAAGCACGGTTTCAGTTGGTTTTTCTCCGATTTCCAGTTGATTATCTTCTGTTTTCACTTGATTATCTTCGTTTTTCAGATCAGTGAAAACTGACATCGTTTGCTGTGCTTTTTCTAAGTTAAGTTCCCGGAGGACCACTTCATCTTCCATGGCCAACTTACGCATGGCTTTGAAGGATGGCCTAGCATTACCGCCAGTATGCGGCTTTATATCAACATCCAGCTCGTGGAACAGATGGATCCGCACCAGGTCGAAGGCGTTCACCAACTGATCGCAGCAGGGGTCCGTAGCATGGTGGCTGTAAAGGAACTTACCATCCTCGTACAGCACTGCCCCGGCGGTTGTTGTGCCGCCTGTGTAGGTCATCCGATCGGCCTTGCCTTCCACATCTTCGTAAGCATTCGGGAGATATTTTAGAAGAGCGCCCCTGATGTCGTACACCCTGCAGAATGCCCCAATGAGACCTTCCTTTTTAGTAGGATCGGACTGCCGCGCCAGAAGTACCTTTGCCCTGGGGGCCGCTCCGGGCACCTGTGGCCACGCTGTCATATCCCGCCAGTCGTCATATTGGGCCATGATTCCATCCGCACTGGCAAACGGCTTATCCTCGAATTGGAACACGTACTCGCTGTCTTTGCTGCAGCCGGGCCAGTACATCAGCCTGGAGGCTTCAAAGGTTGTAGGATCACAATATTCGATGCCGATCACGGCCGCCAATTTTCGTGCTACGGGCTCGTATTCGTCCGGAGTGACCGTTTTATCCAGCGGGATGATAATGCGCAGCCTGGGCCGGTATGGCGCATGGGAGCGGGTGCTATAAATGCAGTACGCGATGCCTAAAGAGGATACGCGCTTCAAGACCGCATCCGTGCCCCCCGATGGGATATTATCGAAATCCAGAGTCACAAGGTCCCGGCCGGTCACGGCTTCTGCTTTGCGCCGGAGCCCGTTAAGGGTCCCCCCAACGAATCCTCCGATATCCTTCAGGATTCCTTGCTGGGCCTTCTGCATCCGGATGTACTCGTCGAAAGTTTCCTGGCTGCGGATTGGTACTTTGACCCGGCGGATGAAGTCGGACCAGAGTATTTCAGTGAGCTGCCAGTTGAGAGAATTGCGGCTGGAGCCGACTGAGATTTTGAGTAATCTGTCGTTTAACATGGCTAATCCTTCTTATAGAATGGGCTGATAAAGCCGTCAGCATTGAGCAAGAGCCCAGGGGCCCAAGAAATCGGCTTACACATGAGCGCAATCACCCGCTGGAGTTCGTCCGGGTGCATTTGTGACTCCGGGACTTCCAGCACTACTTCATCATGGATGTGCATCACAGGATCATATCCGGCAGCTACCAGGTTCCGGATTGCTTCGCAAAGACAGTCTCTGGCGATTGCTTGGATACAATTTTCTGTGATTTTTCCGCCGTAGGTTTCTGTATACGTCCATTGGGATCCCAGTTGTGTCCGATACTGGATGCTGGAAAAGCCGAAACGGTTCTTGCACAGTCCCGGCTGTGGATAGAAAAGCTGCCGGCCGTTTGGCAGCGTCATCACCAGGTAGTCATATCCGTATAACATGTTTGCCTTGTGCTGGAAGCTGACGCCTTTTGTCACGGGAACGAGTTCTGCAGTGCCCAGTGCCTTGATGGCCGCTTCCTCCATCTGCCCCCAGAGCCGGACAATGCTGGGGGACGCCGTGCGCCACTGACTGACCACCTGCCGCAGTTCGTCATCGTTGAGTCCCATCTTATCGGCGCCCATGGCCTTAAGTGCGTTGACTCCGCCGCCATAACCACAGGCCAGCGTTGCCACCTTGCCCTTCGCCCTCAGTTCACCGTTAATGCCGTGTTTCACAACCGGTACGCCAAACATGGCAGAAGCGGTAGCACAGTAGATATCCTTGCCAGCTGCAAAAGCTTCCATTTCCCATTTTTCGTCCGCAAGCCAAGCAAGGACCCTGGCTTCGATGCTAGAGAAGTCGGCTACCACATACTGGCAGCCAGGCTTAGCCACTAAAGCAGTACGGATGAGCTGGCTCAGGATAGCAGATACGTTTCCGTATAGCAGCTCTAGTTTTGGCAGGTTGCCCTCCTTAACTAACTTTCTGGCCGTGTCCACGGCAGTCGGAACATCGTGGGGCAGGTTCTGGGGCTGCAGGATCCGGCCAGCAAATCTTCCGGTCCGGCTGGCCCCGTAATATTGCATCACGCCGCGGATCCGTCCGTCATTACAGACGGCCCGTTCCATAGCGGCATATTTAGCTACTGAGCTTTTGGCCAGGTACTGCCGGATTTGCAAGACTTCTTTGGGGGTTCCTTTCGTTGTGCCCAAGGTATCTTTAACCGTGTCTTTGGTCAGTTTCTCAAGATCTGGAAGTCCGTTCTGGTTGAGCCAGTCCAGCAGCTGGCTGCGGCTGTTAGGGTTTTCGATTCCGGTGAGCGTTTGTACTTGTGCAATAAGTTTCTCCCGGTATTCGGTATCGATGGCAAGTGCGCCATGCATAAGATCCAAGTCGATGCCAACACCCCGACAGTTGAGATGATAGTTGATTTCCCGATCCCGCCATACTTCCTCCGGCACCGGGAATGCTGCCAGCCGTTTGTAGTCTTCCATTTCGGTGACAACATCCTGCCGGTTATATTCCTTGAAAAGGTCCCATTTTTCCGGATCTCCGTAGGGCTTGTTCCGTGTCCGGCCTCCGTTTTTCTGGGTCGGCTTGCAGG